TAATCAATGTATTAGCAAAGGGTAAAACGAACTATTTTAGCTCGTTTTACCCTATTTTTTACGCAATCCTTATCCCGAACTCGCGTTATAGCTAAAATGAAGAACCATACAGAGAAGAAAAATTCAATTCCATGCTTTCGTATTTCTTTCAGATCGAAATTTCTTTTTGCCCTATCACATAGCATATATAAAGTAAGCTCGACATTGTTATTAATGCCTAGTTTCTTATGAATGTCCCGTATTTGCGCTTTTATCGTCCAAACCGACTTTTTAAGTAAATCCGCTATTTCATCAGGAGTATGACCTTTTGCTACTTCATGGGCTACTTGGTACTCACATTGAGATAAAGGTTCCATTACAATGTACGTTTAACAAAACAGATTTTATTTAATGGATCTATTCCTAATACATCCCATTCTTTACAATTCCACGAGGCTCTTCTTTTTCTACTAATTGTAGAGTTCAGTACATTGGGATTTTTAGGTAAGAAACCAAAAACTTGCCCAATTTCCATTTCATCAAGTCCATTAGAAACACTTTCTGGGTATTTTGATACTTTTATCCCTCTAGTACGAAGCACATTTTCCGTGATTACTTCTAGTCTTTTATTTGCCATAAGATTAATTATTTGATTATTTGTGGATAAGCCCGGAGTTGAACCGGGATTTGCAAGATTTCGTTTGTACGTTTCAATTGTGGTTCTGACTTCCCCGATCGTCTTTCTTGCTTCGAGGCTAGTCAGCCGTATTATCAAACTAAGCGTCTACCAATTCCGCCACTTATCCATTTGCCTGTACCACGTCAGATACAGGACTTATCGAAATTCAAACGAATAAAGGTGTACTATCTTCGCAGACTGTACACCCACATAGTAAAAACCATTAAAATATTATTTGCCTAATAATATACCCGCTATAAAACCCAATATAAAAATGATTATTTTTATATGTATGATAATAACATCATCATTGTCTTTCATGCCTACTGATATAATTATAAATATTATCTGCCGCATCAATTAAAGAATGAGTTGTATACACATTAGAGATTCTTAATGCATATTTAATACACCTTTCTCTTAATTTCTTTTCTCTGTGTTTTCTTATAATATTAAACATAACTATTTGGATTAAAAGTTTGCGCCCGTACCTTGATCCGATCAAGACATCACGCAAACAGTGCAACTGTCTGTACGGGCTATATGTTGAATCACTTAGATAGCGTTATAGCTCGCCTAACTGCTATATGCTTACTGATAAAGACGTTTTTTCGGACTTCCAAGTGATATGCGCTACTAATTCGAACCTTCAACCCGGTCTCGGCATTTCTGCTACGGTTGAATTTCTTTTCGTATGAACCAATATGTCAAAGAACTAATCAATGCTCCCCGAAAGCGTTTCGCTCGCTTCTTTCGTAGATTCTAACCTAACAGGGATTCGTATTCACTAACCAAATTGAAGAGGTAATTCATGATCCATTCCTTTGGCTTATTAAAAGAGGTCAATAACTGAACGGTCTTTTCGTCTCTTCCCTCCAAATCCTTCACGTATTGATGAAGGAAAGCCAATTTGTCGTTAATCTGTTCTGTATTCATAATTACCTCCATGAACTATCACGATTTACATAATCAGCATGATTTCCGGCAAAGAACGCTTTCAATACGTTTCCCTTGCTTGCATTGAATGCCGGCTTGAAAGACTTCTTTTCCTCTTCAATCTCTCTGTATTCTCTTTGCTGTCTCTTTGCCAGAAACCAAGCCTGTTTCAAGGCTTCACTCAAAGAGATACGACGATACGCTTTCAAGATGTGAGCGTGTTTCATTATCTCACTGTTATTGAATTTTCCGTTTTCTGTCAAAAATGTAAATGCGTTCATCGTCTTACCTATTTTTAGTTATGTAAAAAATTTGCTTTTCTCGCTCAAACTTTGCACCTTTGTGGTGTTGGATGTTGTTTGATGTTGCAAAGATACGCACTTTTGCGAATCATGCAAATTTTATGCGAATTTAATTCGCAAATAAAAGTTTTATTAACAATAATGCGAATCTTCAACCTGTAATATGGAAGTATTTGAAAGGATTAAAGAAGTAAGAAAATACTTTTTCCATGATAATAACATGGAATTTGCTAATTTCATGAATGAGAAAACATCTACTACAAGTGGATGGGTTAGTGGAAAAAGAGGAATCGGAAAAAGTGTTTTAGATAAAATACTGTCTAAAATTCCTGACGTAAATCCTACTTGGCTACTTACAGGAGAAGGCGAAATGCTCAAAACTACCAATAATACACCCCAATATAATGAAGCTACGCCCATCCAACAAGACGTGGTTTATATCCCGTTAGTTAATCAATTCGCTTATGCGGGTTATTTAGATGGATACACAGACGCATCTTACATGGAGCAATTACCTAAAATACCATTTATAGTAGATAAAGAAGGACATGGAAATTATATAGCCTTTGAGGTCAAAGGAGATAGTATGAATAATGGAACCGAAGAAAGCTATCTAGAAGGCGATAGACTTTACTGTCGTGAAATCGCTCCATACCTTTGGGCAACTTCCAAATTACATCTTCGCAAATGGGATTTCGTTATAGTGCACACCGATGGAATCATAGTTAAGCGCATTATAGATCATGATGTGGAAAATCACACTATTACTATTCATTCATTAAATGATATGTACCCTGATCGAGTTATTGATTTGTGCGATGTAAAACAGATTTTCAATGTTATAGAATCAGTTAGACCTAGAAGAAGATAAAATAAGAATAACAATCGAATATTAAATTAATTAAAACACAAGATTATGAAAAAGGCACTGCTATTAATTTCAATCTTTTTATTACCAACATTTTTGCAAGCATGTAGTGATGAAGACGACAACCAAAGATGTCAGGCAATAACTAAAGATGGAGACCAATGTAAACGTAATGCAGAAAAAGGAAGCATCTACTGTTGGCAACATAAAAAATAGCAATAAATTTAATGGGAAATTTTACTGAAGATTTAGCAAAAGGGTTTATACGGTCTGCTGTGAATCAAGTGGGACGAGATGGAGGGAAAGTGATAAGTAACTCTATTTATGGGAATGCACATAGTACCCCAATAAGAGGTATCGGAAAAAATACACATAACCAATTTTTCGATGAATCAACCAATGAGGTCATCTCCCCCGAAGAATTAAGATTAAGAGCAGAAGCAGAAGGGTTTCAAGTATCTTTATTTAGATATAACGCTGGCATTAAAATAGTACTCTATATTGTTTCTTTATTTTTTGCTATTTTAGTAGTACCTTCTATTATTATATTCATATTTGGTATCATGAAATTTTTTCAAAAAACAGTATTCATGAAGAAATCTGTTTTAGTTGCACAATTTGTACCAGATAGAAGATATAAAGATGGGCGCAGGCTGAACGGACATGTAAAACAAGATATAAGAATAAAAGTACCTTGTAATCCTTCCGAGCGAAAATCACTAATAAAAGCAGGCATATTATATATTTTACTCTCATTGTTTTTACTGGTCCCTATATTCTTATGGCGCTCTGTCGTTGAACAACAGAACATAGAGTATTATAAAGATATTATAGAAAATGCAGAAACAGAGAAAGCACATATTAAAGAAGACTTTGAATTATTTAAAGACACAGTGATATATAATAAAAAGATGAATGAATTTAATGAAAAGTACCAAAAGGCAGTAGAGTATTTAAATTCACACAATCAAACAAAATCGGATAATCAAAAAACTAGCTTATGAAAAAGATATTATTCTTAATATTAATTTTTACCATATTAATGACGGGATGTTCATCAGGTAAATATTATATATATCAAACAGAATCTAAAATAGATTTACAACCTACAAAAGATAATTTTCTTCCTTATATGTATGTTCCTAAAGGAAAACATATAGTTATCAAAGAGAGTCGTAGCACTGTAAAAAAAGCCCAATATGGAAGTCATAAAGGATATATTTGTGGAACTTATAATTTATCAAACCCTATACAAATATCCTCTAAAGATATAAAACATCTAACTTTTAACTCTACAGATTCCACCTATTACTTTAAAGGAAAAAGAATAGATTTTACAGAATCAATCAAGACAAAATCCTCATATTCACCTTCACGTTCCACTGGTACAGGTCGAGTACAAGTAAAAGGATATTATAGAAAAGATGGAACTTATGTACGACCTCATACAAGAAAATCACCAACCAAAAGAAAATAAGCTTATGAAAAAGATCATTTTATTAGTATGTGCAATCACTGCACTTTGTTCATGTGGGGGATCAGGTAATCAAAACGAGAAAAAAGTAAGAGAAGTAGTAGAAGCCAAACTGAAAACAGAAATGAATGATTGGTCTAGCTATGAGTTTGTTTCTGCGGAAGCCATTGATACTATAAAGTATATTGATAATATCAACTATCGAAAAGAATACTTCCAAAAAAGCATTGAAAACAATAAAGGGGCATCCAATTATGGATTAGATTATTCTTCTTCAATAACTAAAGATAGTATAATACTTATTGGAATAGATTCTATTCAAAATGCGATGGGCGATAAAGTCAATGAAGATGTAGCCTATTTATACAAGTATAAATTTAGAGGTAAGAATAAATTAGGAGCTGTAATCTTGGACGAGTACCTTATATATATTTCGCCAAACTGGGAAATAATTCAGATGACGAATGATCCAAAGAAACTTTATAATAATCCCGGAGACTTCCCCGGATATGTTGATCTTGTTAAAAAGAACATGTAATACCAATAATAGCCCGTCTAAAAAACGGGCTTTTATTTTATTAATAAATCTCTCCACATTCCTAGATGTTGTGCAATTGTTGTGCAACACACATAAATTAAAAATCGCAATCCATTAATTAATAATGAATTGCGATTTTTTATTGTGACCCCGGTGCGATTCAAACGCACGACCTTCAGAACCGGAATCTGACGCTCTATTCACTAAGCTACGGGGCCATTCTTTCTAAATGCGAGGACAAAAGTATAAAAAATCTTCTCATCTTCCTAATGATTCTTCTTTTTTTATAGTTCTTAAGGTACTTCCCCATGTTAAGACACTGTTATTTTGAAATGCTTTAGAGCATTTACTTTATCAAATTGACAATCTTTTAGAGAATATCCATTACATATATCAATTTTATTCCTATCTTTGCCGACAATTAACATTTAACAAACCTATGAGTTACTTGATAAAACCTAAGAACTATAATCCGCTACTCGACCTCAAACAGACCGAGCTGGGAATCAAGCAAATAAAAGAGTTCTTCCAATTAAACTTGTCATCCGAGCTACGCCTTAGACGTGTGACTGCCCCCCTTTTCGTATTGAAAGGAATGGGTATCAATGACGATTTGAACGGAATAGAACGACCCGTTTCTTTCCCTATTAAAGATCTGGGCGATGCACAAGCCGAAGTGGTTCATTCATTGGCTAAATGGAAAAGGTTGACCTTAGCTGACTATCATATCGAACCCGGATATGGTATTTATACGGATATGAACGCAATCCGTTCAGACGAAGAACTGGGCAACCTGCATTCTCTCTACGTAGACCAGTGGGACTGGGAACGTGTCATCACCAATGAAGACCGGAACGTAAACTTCCTGAAAGAGATCGTCAACCGTATTTATGCAGCTATGATCCGTACAGAATATATGGTATACGAAATGTATCCGCAAATCAAGCCGTGCCTGCCACAAAAGCTACATTTCATCCATTCAGAAGAATTGCGCCAACTTTATCCGGATCTGGAACCCAAATGTCGCGAACATGCCATCTGTCAGAAATACGGAGCTGTGTTTATCATAGGCATAGGCTGTAAACTTAGCGACGGCAAGAAACACGACGGACGCGCACCGGACTATGACGACTACACAACCAAAGGATTGAACGACTTGCCCGGACTAAACGGCGACCTCCTTCTGTGGGACAATGTACTGCAACGCTCCATCGAATTATCATCTATGGGAATCCGTGTTGACAAAGAAGCCTTGCAACGTCAGTTGAAAGAAGAAAAAGAAGAAAAAAGACTGGAACTTTATTTCCACAAGCGATTGATGAATGACACCCTTCCACTATCTATCGGAGGAGGTATCGGACAATCCCGCTTGTGTATGTTCTACCTTCGCAAAGCTCACATTGGAGAGATACAAGCCAGCATCTGGCCCGAAGATATGCGCAAAGAATGTGAAGAACTTGATATACACCTTATATAACAGACTATGAACGTACAAATTGAAGAAAGCTGGAAAGCACATTTAAAACCCGAATTCGACAAAGACTACTTTCGCACACTGACCGATTTCGTCAAAAGCGAATATAGCCAGTATCAGATCTTCCCTCCGGGAAAACTGATCTTCAATGCTTTCAACCTTTGTCCTTTCGACAAAGTGAAAGTTGTAATTATAGGACAAGATCCTTACCATGGACCGGGACAAGCACATGGTCTCTGTTTCTCTGTAAACGACGGAGTGCCTTTTCCCCCTTCATTAGTGAACATATTCAAAGAAATCAAAGCCGACATCGGTTCAGATGCCCCGACCACGGGAAACCTGACTCGCTGGGCAGAACAAGGAGTATTATTACTCAACGCAACTCTGACGGTACGTGCCCACCAAGCAGGTTCACATCAGAATCGTGGCTGGGAAACATTTACCGATGCTGCAATCCGTGCCCTGACAGAAGAAAAAGAAAACCTGGTATTTATCTTATGGGGATCATACGCTCAAAAGAAAGGGGCGTTTATCGACCGCAACAAGCATCTGGTGCTCACCTCTGCCCACCCCTCTCCTCTTTCAGCTTACAACGGCTTCTTCGGAAACAAACATTTCAGCCGTACAAACGATTACCTGAAAACCCATGGAAAAACAGAAATCGCATGGTAGTTGGAGAAGTTGGAGAATGGAGAGTTGAGAGTTAAGAATAAAAAGTAAAAAAATGGCTGCACTATTCGTCGAATGATAGCGCAGCCATTTTTCTTTTTCTATATTGTAGCAAAACAATTACACGTCCGAATTTCCACTCTCAACTCTCAACTCTCAACTCT